TGTTTGTGTGATATAGTAATTGAGATTTCAGGAGAGTTGCAATGTTCGCAAGAATAAGACGTTATCTGTATGTCAGTCATCTTTTGCATCGCTCTTAACTACCTCTACTTGCCATTTCAGAGGTTTATTTTCGCTCTGAGAAACTTCGACATCTGTCTGCACACGGTCAGTCCATCTAAAAACATTTTTACCAAAAAAAATAGTAAAAGCAGGATTAAAAAGTCCTTTCATAGATCCTCTAATCCACCATGATTCCTGTAGTTCACGGGCTTTTTTGTATGCGTCAGAAAAGTTTGGGTGTCGTCTTTTCCACTCGTGAAGTGTTTCTCTTGATACTCCTATTTCATGTGCAAAGTCTTGAAATAATGGGATATCGTTTACTACATCACCTGTTTTTATTGGTATTGAAAAGAAGTCTATTATTGCCTGACAATATTCTGGTTTGTACGATGTTGGTCTACCTGTATCGTTAGATCCGTTAGATTTTTTTTTATACGCATACTGTCTTTTTGGCTTTCCAACAGCCATTATTCAACCTCGACTTCCATAATATTACAAATAGTTTCAATAACTTCTATCATTTCGATAGAGTCAATCTTTCCATCTTTTGCGACTTGTTCAATTTTTTTCATGATTTGAATACCGATTTTTACCGCCTTGAAAAAGTTCATAGGTTTTCCCTTTCTACCAAAATATCAATGATTTAAGAAACTCAATTAATAGTTTATAATCTCCACTGACAATGGCTCCGACAACGAGAGACACGAGAAAAACAGTCGCACAAATAATTAATGTCTGCCTTGTTTTGGGAGTAAGTTTTGTTTTGCAAGATTTACTATTCATTTTTTCATCCTTTTTTACAAGGATATCATTTGTTTATAAAAAAACAACTTTTTTTTAAAAAAACTTCATTTTTAGTTGACATATATACCGAGTCGGTATATATTAAAACCATGATCAGGACGGAAACAAAAACTAACTAAAGGGAGAAAAACCATGAAAAAAGAAAATTTCAAAGTCAGAGAGATTCACGACAGGGAAGGGCACACCGAACAGGTAATAATGGAAGAGTCTGAAATTATTGCCGCTGTTGAAAAGTGTGAAAAAGAGAATAGTGTGCAGGAATTATTGAAAAAAGAAGGGATATTCCGCAACGGCCAATCTTTCGGAACTCGCGTATCTTTAGAAATAGACACACGAAGTGGCAAAATCATAACCTGTACAACACCACAAAATCAATCCTCTCCCGTAGATCCTTTTTTTATAGAACTTGTTGGATTCACGGCGCACGACTTTGAAGATAGTTTGATGTGCAACGGCGATGATATGGTTGTAGAAGTTACAGAGCAGTTTATAATCGAAAACACCGATATAATCATCGACGCTGAAGATATTGAAAATTACCTCGAAACCGAAAAGCTTGACTCGGGAAAATATAAAATTTCTTGGTGGGACAATCAAGACTATATCGATTGTGAGGATTTTATAAATAATTGGATGGATGAAGACTACGAAGAATGGGTTGAAGATTATGAAAATTATCTGCTCGAAGACGTATATATAAACTTGAATGCAATAACAGAATATTATCAGCAACTTCGAGACATAAGAGAATATTAAAACTAACCGACCCTCTACGGATGGGCAAAAAAAAGGTAAAAATGATGAAAATTTTAGAAATTGGACAAACCTTTGAAGGTCGAACCAGGGATGCTGGGATTGAAAACAGGTCTAATCACCCAGTGATATTTACAACATATCAAGGTTGGGAAAATGGTAATAAAGAGCTGCAATTACCACCGTTTTCCAAGGTGGAACTGGTAACAAAAGGGTCCCCTCATTGTTGCGCTGATTTGAAGGTTGTAGAGCTTCAAAAAAATGTAACTCGTATATGCGAGTGATGGATTCTGCAAGCAGTAAAAACTTCTTTAGCCTCTCTGATGCTATGAAAGTGCGAATACTTTAAATGCTTATTTGGTGTAAAATAAACGCTCGGAAACGTAAGGTTTAGACATGATACGGCAACTGTTCATCATAATCGGTGGCGGGACAATAATCACCTGCATGACTATCGCTGAGAAGGTAATTAAATAACTTATTGGGATGATGGCGGAATTGGTAGACGCCCTAAAAGTCTATATTAGGCGGTCTGGGGTACGCACTCAAGCGCCGATTGCGGATGGGGGATTGGCTCAAATAGACGTAACCAATCATTTCCAGGTTCGAATCCTGGTCATCCCACTACATAAAAAGTCACAAAATTAAGGTGGATAATGATAGATATTGAAAAAACAAGAGAAGAGTTGGGACTCACCATCGCTCAGATGTCAAGAGCGATGGGAGTCCACAGAAATACATACTACAAGTGGGAAAAAGAAATACACAAACCAGATAACTCTGCTATAAAATTAATGAAAATGATTGTTTGGTTAAACAATAAAAATTTATTGAATGAATTTATGAAGCTTTAAAACAAATTTACAGTGACTACAGAATGTATGTAGTCACTGTAAATTACTCGTGCGTGAAAAGTTCAAAGAGAGCGTCCCAGTCCTTGTCTGTTAGTTTATTTATATAATTAATATCATCACTCAAAAGGTCTCCTATCAATTTCCTTTCAATGAATCTTGCTGTCATATCATCCCTCCCGGCACCTACGTAGTGCAGTTAAATTAATACCTCAAAATTCATAAACATAAATTTCAGTTCTATGATTTTCTTTATCATGAAATTTCCTAGATCCATCCCAAGACTCTATCTGCATATCGTTTTTCCACAATATTCCCTCCATGGCGTCTCCGACTGATTCTAATGCACCAGAAAGGTCAAATTCACGCCCTTTGTAATATGCAAGTACCTTTACATGTATTTTATGAGAAACAGGGTAAATTTTTGAGCTTTCGCATTCTAACAACTGAATTTTTGCGATCTCTCTGGCTATCTTTTCCCATTCGACATAAGCCTTGCTGGGAATAACGGTTTTCATTTTGCCTCTTGCATAAATTCTTTTTGAATTTTTTTTAATCCTAATTGTTCCTGGCAGTATGATTTTAATCATCTTCTAACCTATTTAATTTACAGAAGTTTGCTAATACGACAACAAATATTACGTAGATTATAAATCCTATTAGAATTTTCATTATTTAAAATACTCCTATTTAAACTCAGTCATTTCATGGTATTCTTTCAAAAGCTCTCTCATGTCATCACAAATATTGATACAGTACCCTAGCTAATTAAGATTAAAAAATATTTCTCCGCATTTTTCACATAGATAACGATTCGCTATAGGCACTTCATCGCCATATATTTTCTGTTCAATATCGTGTGTCGCATTTCTATAACAAGAGAAAATTACACACACAGACCCTATATCTATTAAATTGCGACAACTCAAACATCTTGATCTTCTTTTGCCCTGCATAATTTCAAAATCATCAGGACATTTATAATACCAATCAAAATAATCATCATCGCATGAGCATGATAAACCCATAATATCCTCTTTCACCGACTCACGCCGGTAGTCTGTTTAATCAGACATAACAATTTGGTTGTTTAATTTATATGTTTCAATGCTATCAAAAGTCATGAAATGGTAATGAAAGCATATTGATTCCTGATAAGATTGTATTCTTTCACATTTTTTTAAGCATTCCGGCAACTTACATCTTTTTTCGCAACTTCTGCATGGTGATTCCATCTCAGATCTCCCTTCAATTCTTTTAAAATTCCGTTTGTTGTGTTGCAATGTTTGCAAATTATATGTTTCTGGTTTGGTAATAGCGCACCAGCCTCATCACCATCAAGAAAAACACCGCAAACTTTAGGAAGCAATTCGGCTTTGTACCCGATAGACCGATTCCCTTTATGCTCAAAAATTATTGGTGTTGAATTCTCTAATAAACCTTTATGGATAAAGGGTTTAAGGTTTTTTGCAGTTAAAAAAACAGGAACCTTGAATTCCTTGTCATAAGCCCTGCCACCCTTAGCTTTTCCAGTTCTCCCTATCGCTTTCATAAAGGTGATTCTTGTTAAAACCCTTGTGCCATCTTCGAGGACGGCGGCTTTTATTTTAGACTCGCCAATATTTAAATCGCCCATGAATTCAGCCTTTACAACTTTTTCTTCCATAATTCTACCTCACTACTACTTGTCTACTCAGATTTTGGGTTGGATGTCAGTTGCTTATAGTAAGTCAAAAACTCTCCCAATTTATCATAAGCTTCTTTTGCTTTCTGGTCCTTCCATTCGTGCTGAAGGTCGACGCTACCGTCTTCGGAAATAATCATTACCTGGAAACTTCCAATCAGAGATAAAAAAGACATTTCTTTTAATATTGCATCTATCTCGCCTTGGCAATACAGCTTAGTTTCCCGGATAAATTCGGGGTCGTTTTCAAACCCCTTGAGTTTCTTTTGAAACCATTCTTTTGCTTTCATGACTTCCTCTTTCCATAATATCTTTCAAACTCATCATTTTAATCAATTTTTTTGTGCTATTAGTCGCAATCTGCAAAACACCATTATCGTATTCAAGCAAATTTTTGCTATCTTTTCTTACATTTGCTCGATATGATTCGCAAAACTCTTTTTTCCACCACTTTATTTCACTTTTTATTATTTCAGATGCCCATTTTTTATATGGCCATCTTTTTGTCATAAGATAATGTGCTGTAGGATCGTTATATATTTCAGGAAACTTTGTAGAACCATTGATTAACAAGTTTTCGATTATTTTATCTGCAACAATTACGGCACGATCTTCTATTTTCTCTTTAGAATTTTTTTCAATGGCTTTTACAATTATAGCGATTGGTGGCATCTTTGAAAATTCCGTTTGTTGTATTACAATGTTTACAAATCACATGTTTTTGTTTTTTCGGCATTTTGTATTCAAAAACATTTGAGAATATCGGGCACTCACTTTTTATCTTTCGCCCGGAATTCCAGTTCATCAACATCTCTAACTATTTCCATCTGTTCGCCACAAAATAAACAATGTTTTAATAATCTATCCATTTCTTTTTCCATATCCCATCTTTCGCCCGGAATTCCACCGGGCTATTTTTTTATGCGATTACCGTAATTTCAGGACAATGATGTTGGAAAAACTCTTTTATATTTCTGATTGCTTGAAGTTTCCAGGCCCCTCCGGATGCATCAAAAAGAGCGCAAACAACCTTTCCATCTTCCTGTTTTGTGCGAAAAACAAAAGATGATTCTGGTTGCTCTATCTCAAGAAACGTTCTGTATGGTCTCAAAACAACCGGATTTGGAACTTTTGTTTCCTCAAGCATTGAAACTCCTTTTTTCACAGTAACTTCTTGTGATACGCCGGTGTCATTGTGTGTCTTTCCGTCTTCAAGTTTTATATGGCTGATAAAATCGAGTAGCATTTTCAGATTGTCGGTATGAACGAAATTTGCCTGAGTTTGAATAATAAAACTTTCTATATCATACCAGAGATCGAAATTGAAACCGGATTCAAGGATTTCACGGCAGTCAGCAACTATATAGTCTTCACGTTGTTTTTTATCACCAAAAACTTTTGAAGAAACGCAAACACGCTTATGATTTTCGACAAATATTGTTACCGTTTCGGTTTCCAAGTCGTCTTTATTCTCTGTGAGATAATCAACAATTCCGGTAAGGGTATGTATTTTTATCTCGGCTTGTGTCGGCTCATAATACAGTGGTTTCGGAACTAGGTGTAAATCACCTGTTGAATATGAGTGTTCACCTATTTTCAATACATCTGTCTTTTTCAATTCAACAATCTTTTCAATCGCCTCTTTAATCATTTGCTTTCCTTTCATTGATTTTTGTTACGTTGGTTGGTAGTTCCATCTGTCTAGGACCTTCAATTTCACGGCATTCGATTTTTCCGATTGCATCTTTTTCGACAAATGCCTTTGAAAAAATAGCTGACAATGGTGCTGGTTTAGACATAACTTGCATTCCAAAAGTTATAAAATTTCGCTCCTTATCCGGTTTGATTTTAACCTTCAAAGTGATTTCCCTTACGGCTTCTGCATCTGTGTTTAAATCTTTGATGTTTTCTAGAATCTCATATAAAGCAACATCAAATCTTTCAATTGCCGCGCCTTCCATCATTGTTGATAATGATAATTCTTCGTCACATGTGTGCATTTTACCTCCTTTAGATAGTTTTGTTATCCTCAAATAATGTTATCTCTTTGTAGAAATCTATCTTTGTCGATCCGGTTATTCCTGATCTGTTTTTTGCAAATATTATTTCTGATTCTTTTTCATTGTGAAAATTTGGATCATAAACAATATGACGGTATAAAAACATTACAATGTCTGCATCTTGCTCTATAGACCCCGAGTCTCTTAAATCAGCAAGTTTCGGTCTTTTCTCGTTTAATCCCCTATTTTCAAGCATCCTATTAAGCTGTGATAATGCGATTACAGGTACATTTAGTTCCTTTGATATTATCTTTAACGCTCTACTAATACTCGTTATCTCATTCACCCGATTATTAGATTCTTTATCACCTTTGATCAACTGTAGATAATCTATGACAACTAACTTGATATCAAATTTTTGTTTATACTTCCTGGCCTCGCGACGTATATCCATATAATGCATATCAGCACAATCATTGATAATCAGGTTCTGTCTTGACAATTCTGAACTTTTTTCAACAATTTTTCTTAGCTGATCTTTTGTGCAACCGTGACGGAATTTTCTACCGTTAAGCCCTGTCCTTGAAGATAAAATTCTATCGACAAGCTGCATTTTTGACATTTCCAGGCTAAATATTGCAGCCGAATGTCCTGATCTCGTTATATTATCGAGTATATTTACTGCCAATGTTGTCTTCCCCATTGCCGGTCTTGCTGCAAGAATAATGAGATCTGAGTCCTGAAAACCGCTTGTCATATTATCAATAGCTCTTAGCCCTGAAGACACACCGGATATTCCCCCATTTATTTTCTGCAACTCTTCCAGCTTGTCTATACATTCAGGAATAACTTCTGAGATATGGCTGAAATCAACACCTGACTTTGAATATTCAATGCTCATCATAGCCTTTTGAGCGTCGTTTATCACATCTTCTGAACTTTTCGTATTATCGAAACAATCCTGAATTATTTTATATGATTGTTCTATTGCTTTTCTTTTTATCGATTTATCTTTTACAATCTCAGCTATTTTTTTAACATTAGAAGCTTGTGGTATATTATCAAGCATATCACAAAGTTTTGCCGCACCACCAACTGTTTCAAGTTTATTTTTCTTCATGAGATTCGATGCTAAAACCGTTACATCCACTTCGGTCTGATCGTTAAAAAGCTCAATAATCGACTCGTAAATGATCTTATGATGACTTTTATAAAAATCTTCGACATGTAAAATATCGATAACAATCTTAATTGCGTTTCTATGCAACATCATTGCTGTTAATAAGCTCTCTTCTGCTTCTATGTCACAAGGCGGTATTTTATATTCATCTATCGACATCTGGAAACATCTCCTCTTCAGTCATATTGTCATATGATTTTTGATATGTGACTTTATTAGCCAGTGCTTTTTCTTGTGCTCTTGACATCCAGGAACCTATAAATCTTCTTGCTCCCCTGCTTGTTTTCCTTTTATCCGGATTTGAAAAACACCAGGCGCACAATTTATTTAACTCATCTTCTAAAGAAACGTCTGGATAATGATTTTTTAATTCTGAGAGATATTTTTCTTTTACATGATATTCAGAACCGTCTTTCAAAAGGAATTTGCAATATATATATTCTTTACATTCTTTATCATTCTTGTTTGTGGTTACTTGCTGGTTACTTGATGGTTGATTGTTGGTTGTTTTGCTGGTTGATTCATTTGTATTATTTTGGTAAGTGTCCCAATTTACTATAGTTATCACACTGTATTTGTTGGTTGTTTTGCTGGTTAATTTTCCACTTTTTTCAAAATGGTTTTTGCAAGTTCTTACCGTTTGCGGACTCAGACCAGTTTCCTTAGATGCTATATTTCTTCCAAAGACAAATTGTCCTGGTAAAAGTGTTACGGACTGAAATCCAACTAATTGATTATGTTTTTTATGTGAAGCTTTCAAAAGACACCACTCCCAAAACCGCCAAAGCTTAATATTTTGCCATGTTGGAGAATCGAGGCTTTTTCTCCAAAGCTTGATATATCCACTATTCATCAAAATTAAAAAGTTGGTTTAATTTTTTCCTATTTTCATCATTTGGCTTTGTGACTCCGCATTCCCAAAGCCTGTATGATGACAAAGAAACGCCACATATTTTAGCAACATCTGTTTGTGTTAACTCTTTTTCTAATCTTAGCTCTTTTAATTTTTCCATTATTACCTCACTTGATGTGTTATACTACTACTTATAAATTGATAAAAATATATTGTCAAACGTTATTTTATATATCCGTTTTCTTATACCAATTATCCAAAAATTTAAGCCGGTTACACAGTTGATTCAAAACTAAAATCCTCAATCCTTTTGCAAGCTTTGTCTTAACTGGCCACTCAAGTATTTTTATTATTTGCTGTAACTGAGTGACACGCTTTTTTAATAATTTTAAATCGTTCATTATTCACGCCCTGCAACCCAACAAACGCCTTACAGTTTAGAAATATGATTAATATCTATAATCCATTCATCATAAGTTTATATTCAATTTGCTTGTTTTTTTGTGTTCGTTAATTACCAGGAAGCCCGGTAGGCTATGCCGGATACTCGTGAATAATTTTACTATTATAAGCATCAAACTCCAGAGCCATCGCCAGAGCCATCGCCAGAGCCCTCGCCATAGCCATAGCCCTCGCCATAGCCATAGCCATAGCCATATCCAGAGCCATAGCCATCGCCATCGCCATCGCCAGAGCCATAGCC